GGAGGGATTGGGATGACCTTTGTCGTGATGATGATTTACTATATGGTGCTCAAACAAGAAAAGGTGGATATTATGGTCATCCTGGAAAACATGACGCGCAAAACTGGTCGTCTTGGGGAAACGCCCATATTCATCAAAATTATGATTGGGGATTAGCTGAAGATATCCCATCAAATGGGCATTATCAGCATAAGTTGGGAGGCGCACATGCGGTGGCGTCGGTGAAGGGTTTCCCTACACTTAAACCAAAATATAATGCCTCAAAAGCATTTAGAACTCCAGCCGAAGGTGTAAGAGGTGGTTCTAATGATCTACCTGCAACAGGAAAAATGTGTTTAGGCAATCGTCCATTATATGGGACTAATGGTTGGAACGTGAAAGGAGTCGGTGGTAGATGGATGGGACATGTATGTATGAATATGAATAAGAGCGTGTTGAAAGGGACGGGCGCTAACACCTGGAGAAATTGGGTCCCAAAATCCGCCTGCAGCGGCCTCCACAGTATGACTTGTCCACATGCTCACAGGAAAATTTATGATGAAAGAAGGGTAAAGGGAGATAGTGATCTACAAGCACACCACAAAGCAAACGCTTGGTGTAATAATATTCCTGGGTGTACTATGAGAACACCTTCGCCACGTGGTGTGGCGTTTGCCACGTCGCTCGGAAAGGGGAAAGCCGGTGTAAAGGGATCACCATATTATGACAAAGGACCCCCACTCCACCCCATGATGTCAAATAAGACAATCTTTGACAATAATTACCCAACAAAAAAGGACCAAGTACACGGGAAAATTTCTCAGACGGATTATCAAGGCGCAAATTACGGGACGCCACGGCCAAACTTTTCAAGACCAGGTGATAATGCCTGGTTACCAAGAGGTTCAACTATATTTACAAGAGACAATTGGGATAAGAATGCGGAAGGAGGTCAGACAGGCGGTGTCAACAGAAAACACCCCTATTATACACATTTTCACGAACAATCAAATATGTGGGCTTGTGAACCAGGTAAAGGATGTTCTCAGAATCAGAGACCGATTTCAACACTTACCCATTCACCACCCCACTGGGTGAGTAGTGAATTGCAAAATCATCGTGACCAACCAGTATGGGGTGCCAAGGAGACAATAAATGATGCTGAAAGAACTCGGCCTTGGCATAAAGGACCTTGGCCAAGACCAGGAGGACAAAAACACGATAAAAGAAGGTTTGATACTTGGAGAAGATCAATTCGATCATTTAGTAGAGGTCCTTATGATTGTCCTATAAGTCCCTATGTTTATGAAAGCCCACATGCGTCTGGTCGTATCCATGGTGCCGCAAGATACATCAAACCAACTGGTGCGAGCTATCTTTATGGTCCTAATAAATATTATATGAAGGACTATCCTACGTGGGGAGGTGCGAAATCAGCTTTAGGTAAAGAGTTAAAAAAGGATATAAGAAATTCATTTAGTATTGAATATGGAACTAATACAGGTAGAGTCCCTGATGATAAACTTCATAGTGTTACTCATATTAATCAAGCAGAATATAGGCAATCTGGATTTTTGGATACTGGTATGCCAAATGGTAATTGTTATCTTAGAGGTGAAGGCTCATATGGTGATGCTGGTAGAGAAGGTATGGGTCTATGTAGAAGGATGACAAAAGATGGACCTGTTAGAATGTCTTGTTGTGATAGTAATTTCTCCGCCGGGTGGCAGAGGGGAGGTGGTAAAAATACTCTTAATGACCTTTTTGAACATGGTAATATGAATTGTCAAGTAAGCCCTCACTATCGAACGAATCCCGATCCAAGATATTACAAAAAAGGGACATTGTATGATAGTGATTCTACAAAGTCCGCAATTGTGAATGATTCTGATTTAGATCCAAATAGAAATATTAATTTCCCGGACTCTGAAGTTTACCCTAATGTAGGAGCAGGTCGCACGAAACCCTGGAATGAATAATTTTACATATACATATGTTCTGGTGGTTTATCTAAATCCTCCTTTTTTAACAATAAATTATCAATTAGTTCATTTGTTATCTTCAATGGAAAATTAAAATTTTCTATCGTAAAATTCAATTTCACTTTTTTATCATTATCATTTGATGATAAATAATAGATATTTATCTTTGAGATAATCGTTTCAAATGATCGTTTTAAATTTCTTACACCTTCCTCTTTATCTGTATATTTTTCAATGATATATAATATATTTTCATCTGTAAAACTTATATCATTTTCAGAAAATAAGAATGTTTCATATAATTCGGGTAAAAGATAATTTCGCGTAATTGATATTTTATCACTCGGTTTAAATCCTTTTGTATTTATCACATACATCCTATCTTTAAGAATACGGTCAATTTTACTTTCATCATTAAATGAAAAGATAAATAATGCTTTTGATAAATCAAAATGAACACCCGGAAAATAATTATCTTGAAATAAACTATTTTGGGATGGATCTGTTAAATGTGTTAGCAAATGTATGATCTCATCACCCTTAAATGTCTCACTTACCTTATCTAATTCATCAAAATAGATCACTGGATTCATACATTTTGAACTAATTAATATATCAATTACCCTACCCCAATGTGATCCTTCATACGTATATGAATGTCCATCAAAATAGGATGAATCTGATGCGCCACCAAGCGCTATAAAAGCAAAGGGTCTATTTATCGCCTTTGAAATACCCTCTTTCACCAATGTTGTTTTACCATTTCCCATCGGTCCTTGAAGTGCTAATACATTACCCTGAGATTCTGGATTTTTGATCCATTTACCAATTACCTGTAATATATGAGTTTTCGCATCTTCGTGACCATAAATAGCCCCATCTAATGTCTCATATGTTTTTCGCAAATATTCCCTCTTTTCTTCAAATGTATTTTCATTATTGATTGGTAAATTTACATACTTCCCAAAGGGGACATTGATTAAACCATTCATCCATTTATCCAATTTACAATATTCTCCCGTAGAAACATCCATTTCATTTAATTTATTTATATTTGTCATCGCAATTGACTTAGTATTCATGTCCATCGCAGAATTTAATACCTTGAATTTTAATGGAACATTTGATTTTGTGATCTGATTTATATCTTCAATACTCTTTATATATTCCTCCTTTTTTTCTCGTTCTAAACCATGAAAATAATCATACTCTTCATCTTCGTGAAAATCATTTTCAGTTAAATCCACGAATTTTTCATCCAAATCATCGTATTCTTCCTCTGAATCAGAATCAGATGATTCATCCACATTTTCGTCAATAATCTCTACATCTTCTTCACTATTTTCATCTACTTCATAATCATTATCATCTGTTTCTTCTTCAAAATCAATCTCATTAATACTAATTTCTATATTTGTACCTTCTTCCTCGGATTGTTCCGCTTGTTCTTCTTCTAAATCTTCAAACACCTTTTTCACCTTTTTTGGTTTTTTAGATTTTTTAGGCTGAACTTTATCAAACGCACTCATAAATATATAAGATAAAAGCATTTCTTGTAACTTTGTATCAGCTTTACCGGGTTTGGTATTTTTCTTTTTCATTTTTTTAACCGGTGATTTTATCTTATTTCCATATCGAAGCCTTTCAAGTTCTTTTTGAAACATTTCTTGATCAAAATCTTCTTCACATTCGTAATCAATCAAATCTTTCAAGTTTCCATTTTCATCAATTTCATCATAAGTATCTTCTTGAAAAATACCTTCTTCTTCTAATTTTTTTTTCATTGAACGTGTGATCATATGGTGTTCTGTTATAGCCATTATTATTTAGATTGTTATATTTTTTTTTAAATAGTAGTCAAATTTTTAATAATTTTAATACAAATTTGAAAAAGATATTAAAAAAAAGATAATAGTTAATATATATAATGAACAAAGATTATATTGAACCAGAAACAAACAATGTTGTTGGAGTTCAATTTAGTATTATGAGCCCTGATGAAATTAGAAAACGTTCAGTTGTTGAAGTAACACGCCATGAAACCTATGATAAAGATACTCCAGTTATTAAAGGTTTATTTGATATCCGTATGGGTACTACTGAAATGGGTAAAGTATGTGGAACATGTGGTCAAAATAATATGAACTGTCCTGGTCACTTTGGACACTGTGAATTAGCAAGACCCATTTATCACTACCAATTTATCTCTTTAATTCATAAAATTCTAAAATGTACATGTATTCAATGTTCAAAACTTTTAATTAACAAAGAATCAGCCACTATCAAAAATCTTATGAAGAAATCAAATAAACATCGTTGGAATGAAATTTATAATCTTTCACAAAAAATAACTCGTTGTGGACAAGAAACTGATGACGGTTGTGGCGCGAAACAACCCGATAAACTTAAACTTGAAGGTATGGATGGCATTTATGCTGTTTGGTCCAAACTTGATGTTGATCAATCCGTCAAAACTCAACTTCTTCAAACCGAAAAAGTTAGAGAAATATTTGAAAGAATGTCTGATGAAGATATTAACATTCTTGGATTCTCAGAACATTGGTGTCGTCCAGAATGGCTTATCTGTTCTGTATTCCCCATTCCACCACCTGCTGTACGACCGTCTGTTAAACAAGATGATTCACAAAGAATGGATGATGATTTAACCCACAAATTATGCGATATTATCAAATCAAATAACACCCTTAAACAAAAAATAGAAAGCAATAGTCGCGCTGAAGTAATCAATGATTGGACAAAAGTTTTACAATACCATACAGCAACTCTTGTTGATAATGAACTTCCAGGTGTTGCTCAAGCAGTCCATCGTTCAGGAAGAGCTCTTAAAGCAATTCGACAACGTCTCAAAGGTAAAGATGGTCGTATTAGAAATAATCTTATGGGAAAACGTGTAGACTTCTCCGGTAGAAGTGTTATTACACCCGATCCCAATATCGAATTAGACGAACTTGGTGTCCCATTTACAATCGCAAGAAATTTAACATATCCTGAAATTGTAAATGATTACAACAAAGATAAATTAATCACACTTCTCAGTAACGGCGTTGATAAATACCCAGGTATCAAATTAATTGAAAAAAATGGTGTTAAAATTACTCTCACCCAATATAACATCAATGACATTGAACTAGAAAATGGCGATATTGTCCATCGTCACCTAATTGATGGAGATCATGTATTATTTAACCGTCAACCATCTCTTCATAAAATGAGTATGATGGGTCATCGCGTAAGAGTTATGAAAGGTAACACTTTCAGACTTAATGTTAGCGTAACTCCTCCCTATAATGCTGATTTTGATGGTGATGAAATGAATATGCACGCTCCTCAATCAATCGCAACAGTCTCAGAACTCATGAATATCGCTTCTGTAAAATATCAAATCATCTCACCAAGAGAAAATAAACCAATTATTACCATCGTTCAAGATACACTCCTTGGAATCAATAAACTCACAAAAGGTGAAATCATTAACTACAAATCCCTTGATGTTGATTCCTATTACTTCTCAAATAACACCAATATTTATCCTATTAAAATGAAAAGTGATGATGAAATATCTTCGACTGAAGTAGAAACATCCTACTTTAATCAAAATCAAGTTATGAATTTACTATGTAATGTTAGCACATTCAATGGAAAACTTCCAGAACCATCGATGAAAATTATGCTTTCAAGTGAAGAAGTTCCATTTTGGTCTGGTAAAGATATCCTTTCCTATATTATTCCGAAGAATATCAATCTTACAATGGAAAATGATGCTTACGGTAATCTTAAAAATGATAAACTTAATAAAGTTATCATCAAAAACGGTAAGATTATTTCGGGTGGTCTTGATAAATCAATCTTCACTAAAACTTCAAAAGGTCTAATCCATACCATCTATAATGATCTTGGTCCTGAAAGAACAAAAGATTTCATCGATGATCTTCAAAAAATCACAGCATACTTCCTTCTTATTGAAGGTTTCAGTGTTGGTATTGGAGATATGGTTGCTGATGAAAATACATATTCAAAGATTACAGATGTCATTCAAGAAAATAAAGTGAAAATTGATAATATTCTTCAAGAAATCCATCTTAATATCTTTGAAAATTTCTCAGGTCAATCAAATAACAACTACTTTGAAGGTAAAGTAAATGCTCTACTTAACAATACAATTAAACAAACTGGTAATGTTGGTCTTGAAAATCTCGATCAAAAAAATAGAGTTACCAATATGGTTAACAGTGGTTCAAAAGGTAAACCAACAAATGTAGCTCAAATTGTTGCCTGTTTAGGTCAGCAAAATGTTGATGGTAAGAGAATTCCCTATGGTTATAATGATAGAACTTTACCTCATTACAGTAAATATGATGATTCTTCAGAAGCGAGAGGTTTTGTAGAAAATTCATTTATCTCTGGTCAGACACCCCAAGAATACTTCTTTCACGCGATGGGTGGCAGAGAAGGTCTTATTGATACCGCTGTAAAAACTTCAGCAACTGGTTATGTTCAAAGAAAGCTTATTAAATCAATGGAAGATCTTAAAGTTGATTATGACTTTTCAGTAAGAAATAATTCAGGTTGTATTATCCAGTTTACTTATGGAGAAGATGGAATGGATTCATGTTCCGTTGAATCTCAATCAATTATGATTATGAATATGGACACTGCGAAAATCATAGAAACATTCATCCTTGATAAGAAAACACAATGGAACAAAATTCTAAATAAAGATACAATCAAGAAAATGAAGAAAACAAAGAAATATCAAAAGAAACTTGATGATCTCCTTATCCCTCTGCTTGAATACA